TTATCAACAATGGATAAGGTCACTTATTCGTCTGACACCACAGCAGCAGTTCCTGGTGCCGCATTAAGTGCAGCACGTTATAGTCTTGCAGCATCAAGTGCTAGAGCAAACGCATTATCACAACCAACTTTTGAGACCCCATCATTCGCACCAACACCAAACACAGGATACTTTGGTGGTGGTCCGCAGACTCCTATAAGATCAACAATGGATAAGGTCTCTTATTCATCAGATACTACTGCAGCAGTTCCTAGTGCGTTTTTAATTGCTGCTCTTAGTGATCTTGCTGCAACAGGGTCTTCAACAGCAGGATACTTTGGTGGTGGACAAATTTGGCCTGCGTCATACTATTCAACAATTCAAAAAGTTACTTATTCTTCAGACACTATTGCAGCAGTTCCTAGTGCTGCATTAAGTGCAGCACGTGGTTATCTTGCTGCAACAGGAAACTCAACGGCAGGTTACTTTGGTGGAGGACGAAGTCCTGCTGGTCCATTTTCAACAATGGATAAGGTCACTTATGCATCAGACACAAGATCAACAGTTCCTGGTGCCTCATTAAGTGCTGCTCGTTATCAATTTTCTGCTACTGGAAATTCAACTACTGGTTACTTTGGTGGTGGTTTTGGTTTCGGAGGAGGGTCATCAATGGATAAGGTTACTTATTCAAGTGATACAACAGCAGCAGTTCCTGGTGCTGCTTTAAGTCTTGCTCGTTATCGTTTTGCTGCAACAGGAAACTCAACCGCAGGATACTTTGGTGGTGGTGTTGATGGATCTTTCAATTCAAGATCAACAATGGATAAGGTTACTTATTCAAGTGATACAACAGCAGCAGTTCCTGGTGCTGCATTAAGTGTTGCTCGTAGTTCTCTTGCTGCAACAGGAAACTCAACAGCAGGATACTTTGGGGCTGGATTTCCTACATCTTCAACAATGGATAAGGTCACTTATTCATCAGATACCACTGCAGCAGTTCCTGGTGCTGCTTTAAGTGTTGCTCGTAGTATTTCATCAGCATCAAGCGCAAGAGCAAATGCACTACCTCAACCAACATACCCTGCACCAGTTAACGTATAATTAGTGTTATAATATTTAAAAACCTATGAGACGTAATATTATTGTCATTGATGATTTCTATTCAAACCCTGATGAGATTCGACAGTTCGCACTGAACGAATCGTATCCAGAACCAACTGATGGGTATACCTATCCTGGAAAGAACTCAAGAGATGGTTATTATCCAGAATCACTGCATCAAAAGTTTGAGACAATTTTGAATCGTAAATTGACTCCTGCACAACCAAACGGATATTTTCGTCTGTCATTAGAGACTGATACCTACCGCCAGGATGTTCATGTCGATCCAGTCTGGGAGTTTGGTGCCGTCTGTTATCTCAATCCACCAGAACAGGTCATCGATGAAGGTGGCACATCGTTCTGGATTCACAATAAAACTCACACAGAAACCTGTCCACGCACAGATGATGAGGCAAAGCATCTTGGATACTCATCGGCAAAAGAGGCATGGTGGACAACGGTTTATGGTGAAGGTTTAGATCGTTCTAAATGGACTCGGTACTTGCTTTCACCGATGAAGTATAATAGAATAGTGATCTTCAAGACAAATCTTTGGCACTCTCATAACTATAACTTCGGAACCAATTTACAAAACGGTCGTCTAGTTCAATTATTTTTCTTTAATCCTACTGAATGGTGATATGAATAAAACTTATTATTTCATGGCAGGTCTTCCACGATCTGGTAGCACTCTATTGAAAAGTATTTTGAATCAGAATCCAGAACTTCATACGGAACCAGTGAGTCCTGTGATGGAACTGATGTATTGGAACGATCATTATTTTTCTGATAGTGAACAGTATCTTGGGTATCCAAAACCAAAATCGGCACATCGGATTGTTTCTACAATCATTGAAGACTACTACTTTGATGTGGAGAAACCCATTATCATCGATCACTGTCGTGCTTGGAGTAATAATATTGAACGCATTAAAACTTATATCACACCAGAACCAAAGATCATTTGTCCTGTTCGGAATATTACAGAGATTCTGACTTCTTTTATTACAATGATCCGACGCAATTCAGATCAGGTTTCTTTTATTGATCAGCATCTGATTGAAAGAGGATACCCAATCACGGATGATAATCGGTGTCACTATCTGATGAGTAAAGAAGGTATTGTAGAACAGGCACTCTGGGCACAATCACAGGCATTCATTCGTGGAGATCAGAAGTATTTGTTAATGGTTGAGTATGATGATCTGATTGCAAAACCAAATGAAACTATGAATCGAATCTATGAGTTTCTGGGAGTCGAATCTTATACTCATAACTTTGGTCACATTGAAAACACGCATCGTGAAATTGATGATCAGTGGTATCTCAAAGACATGCATCATGTTCGTGGTAAATTGGAAAAAGTGTCTTCGAAACCAGAGAGTATTTTGAGTGATGAGATTCTAAATAGGTATAGTAACTTGGAATACTGGAAGTATTCTAATCATAAGTATTTTTAAGAATGGCAAATACCAGAGGAGTCTTCAGATTAAGTTATATTAGAGAAGAAAAGATACCTCTTTATGGATGGGTTTCATTGAGTGATGTGTGGATAGCACCTTCACCACTGTCAGCACCAAACACTGGTTACTTCGGTGGAGGTTTTGTTGGTCCATTATCATCAATGGAAAAGGTCACTTATTCATCAGATACAACCGCACAAGTTCCTGGTGCTGCATTGAGTTTTACTAAGGGATCTTTAGCCGCAACAGGATCTTCATCCGCAGGATATTTTGGTGGTGGACTTGGCCCTGGTACTCCAGGATACTATTCTACAATGGATAAGGTCATTTATTCGACTGATATAAGAGTGACGGTTCCTAGCGCCTCATTAAGTCTTGCGCGTGGTGCTCTTGGTGCAACAGGTAACTCAACCGCAGGATATTTTGGTGGAGGAGCTGTTACTGCCCCATTAACATCCTCAACAATGGATAAGGTCACTTATTCATCAGACACCACTGCAGCAGTTCCTGGTGCCGCATTAAGTGGTGCCCGTCGTTATCTTACTGCAACAGGAAACTCAACAGCAGGATACTTTGGTGGTGGTGGACCTGGACCATTATCCTCAATGGATAAAATTACTTATTCATCTGATACTAGGGTAGCAGTTCCTGGTGCCGCATTAAGTGTTGCACGTCTTAGTCTTTCTGCCACAGGTAACTCAACAGCAGCATACTTTAGTGGTGGACTTGGACCTGGTACTCCCGGATATTATTCCACGATGGATAAGATCACTTATTCGACTGATACCACAGCAGCAGTTCCTGGTGCTCCACTAAGCATAGCACGTGCTGCTCACGCCGCAACATCTTCTACATCGGCAGGATATTTTGGTGGGGGATCTCCTAGTCCTGCAGCGTCATCCTCAACAATGGATAAGGTTACTTATTCTGTTGATACTACTGCTTCAGTTCCTGGTGCCTCATTAACTGCTGCCCGTCGTTATCTTGCAGCATCGAGTGCAAGATCCAATGTACTTCCGTTCTCAGTGGCAGCAGAAATTCCGAACACCGGATACTTTGGTGGAGGTAGTGCTTTTCCTGCATTTTATTCGTCAATAGATAAGATTGCTTATTCATCTGATACTAGGGCAGCAGTTCCTACTGCAGCATTAAGTTCGGCTCGTCGTTTTCTTGCTGCTACAGGAAACTCTACTGTCGGATATTTTGGTGGAGGGGGCCTTAGCCCCTCAACAACATCCTCAACAATGGATAAGGTCACTTATTCATCAGACACCACAGCAGCAGTTCCTGCTGCAGCATTAAGTTCGGCACGTTATGGTCTTGCCGCAACAGGATCTTCAACTGCCGGATATTTTGGTGGTGGTCAGAATCCTTCTCCATCAATATTCTCAACAATGGATAAGGTTACTTATTCGACTGATACTACTGCAGCAGTTCCTGGTGCTTCATTAAGTGCTGCTCGTTCCGGTCTTGCCGCAACAGGAAACTCAACTGCTGGTTACTTTGGCGGTGGATTTCCTGGTCCCTTTTCAACAATGGATAAGGTCACTTATGCATCTGATACGACAGCAGCAGTTCCTAGTGCCGCATTAAGTTCTGCTCGTACTTATCCTGCTGCAACAGGGAACTCAACGGCAGGTTACTTTGGTGGTGGATTTCCTACATCCTCAACAATGGATAAAGTCACTTATTCAACTGATACAACAGCAGCAGTTCCTGGTGCTGCATTAAGTCTTGCTCGTAATTCTCTTGCTGCAACAGGATCTTCATCGGCAGGATACTTTGGTGGTGGTGTTGCTGGTCCAACTGATGCATCAACAATGGATAAGGTTACTTATTCGAATGATACAACAGCAGCACTTCCCACTACGGGATTTCTAAGTGGTGCTCGTAGTGGTCTTGCAGCATCAAGTGCTAGAGCAAATGCACTTCCTCAAGATGTTGATAGATCTGAAAAGAGATTTACCGACAACACCGTTTCTGGTCCAAACACCGGATACTTTGGTGGTGGTAGTTCTCCAGGTCTAAGATCAACAATGGATAAGGTTACCTATGCAACTGATGTAACAGTATCAGTTCCTGGTGCTGCATTAAGTGTTGCTCGTTTGGCTATGGGAGCAACAGGATCTTTGACGGCAGGATACTTTGGTGGAGGTGGTCCTGGACCGTATACCACAATGGATAAGGTCACTTATTCTATTGATACAAGATCAACAGTTCCTGGTGCATCATTAAGTATTGCTCGTCAATATATTGGTGCAACAAGCTCCTCAACAGCAGGATACTTTGGTGGTGGAGGTGGGTTTCCTTATTATTCAACAATGGATAAGGTTACCTATTCGACTGATACTACTGTAGCAGTTCCTGGTGCCGCATTAAGTGCAGCACGTGGATATCTTGCCGCAACAGGAAACTCGACAGCAGGTTATTTCGGTGGTGGACTTGATGGTTCTCCAAGATCAACAATGGATAAAGTCACCTATTCGACTGATACAAGATCAGTAGTTCCTGGGGCAGCATTAAGTTCGGCACGTTATGGTCTTGCCGCAACAGGAAACTCAACTGCCGGATATTTTGGTGGTGGTGGTCCTGGTGCAGTAGCAACAATGGATAAAGTCACCTATTCGACTGATACAAGATCAGTAGTTCCTGGTGCCGCATTAAGTGTTGCTCGTAGTTCTCTTGCCGCAACAGGTAATTTGGGGGCAGGATACTTTGGTGGTGGTAATCCTGGTCCATTAACATCGATGGAAAAGGTCACTTACGAAACAGATACAACATCGACAGTTCATAGTGCCGCATTAAGTCTTAATCGTGCTGGTCTTGCGGCATCAAGTGCCAGAGCAAACGCACTTTCACAACCACCGGCATTCACACTAACACCAGCAACAATTAATTTTTCAACTTCAAATGATGGATATTTTTCTGGAGGAAATTCTTCTGTTCCTGCGACTTACTCATCAATACATAAAGTCAATTATGCATCTGATACGACATCATTATCAACTACTGCAGCACTAAGTTCAGCACGTTATGGTCTTGCTGCAACAGGAAACTCAACACATGGATACTTTGGTGGTGGTGGTGGACCATTGACTACAATGGATAAAATCCATTACTCGTCTGATAGTAGATCAATTATTTCTACAATTCCTGGAGGTGGATTAAGTAGTTCTCGTCGTAATCTTGCCGCAACAGGAAACTCAACTGCTGGTTACTTTGGTGGTGGATTTCTTGCTCCTGGAGCAAGATCGGTAATGGATAAGGTGACCTATTCGACAGATACCACGGCACAAGTCCCTGGTGCATCATTAAGTATTGCTCGACATCAGCTTGCCGCAACAGGAAACTCAACTGCCGGATATTTTGGTGGTGGTGTTGGAGTTTCTGTTAGATCAACAATGGATAAGGTCACTTATTCAACTGATACAACCGCAGCATCTCCTTCATTATCTGCAGCACGATACCAACTTGCTGCGACAGGAAACTCAACACACGGATACTTTGGTGGTGGTCAACCTCTATCATCATTAATGGATAAGGTCACCTATTCAACTGATACCGCATCTGCAGTTCCTGGTGCAGCATTGGGTGTTACACGTGCCAATCTTGCCGCAACAGGTAATTCAACTGCAGGATACTTTGGTGGTGGTGTTACTCCTTCTGTTGTATCATCGATGGAGAAGGTTACTTATTCATCTGATACTAGGGTAGCAGTACCTGGTGCCGCATTAAGTGTGGGTCTTTTCAATCTATCTGCGACAAGTGCCAGAGCAAATGCACTACCTCAACCGACTTTTATTGCTGATTCTGTTCCCAATACTGGATACTTTGGTGGTGGTCCTGGTCCATTATCAACAATGGATAAGGTTAATTATTCATCAGACACAAGAGCAACAGTTCCTAGTGCCGCATTAAGTGCAGCACGTTACTTTCCTATTGCAACAGGATCTTCAACCGCAGGATATTTTGGTGGTGGTCTATCATCGTTTCCTGCTGTTAGATCAACAATGGATAAGGTTACTTATTCATCAGACACCACTGCAGCAGTTCCTGGTGCAAACTTAAGTGTTGCTCGTTATGGTCTTGCTGCAACAGGAAACTCAACAGCAGGATACTTTGGTGGTGGTTCTACTCCTTCTCCAAGTGTATATTCGACAATGGATAAGGTCACTTATTCAACTGATACTAGAACAACAGTTCCAGGTGCTGGATTAACTGTTACTCGTTTTCGTCTTGCCGCAACAGGTAATTCAACTGCAGGATACTTTGGTGGAGGTGGTCCTGGATCTGGGTTTAACACTACTGTGGAAAAATTAGTCTATTCTTCAGACACAACATCAGCAGTTCCTGGTGCCGCATTAAGTGCAGCACGACAAGATCTTGCCGCAACAGGAAACTCAACTGCTGGTTACTTTGGTGGTGGTTCTCCTGGTCCATTATCAACAATGGATAAGGTCATTTATTCGACTGATATAAGATTGGCGGTTCCTGGTGCCGCATTAAGTGTGGGACGTTATGGTATGGGTGCAACAGGTAATTCAACTGCCGGATATTTTGGCGGTGGATTTCCTGGTCCAGTATCAACAATGGATAAGGTTACCTATTTGACTGATACTACTGCAGCAGTTCCTGGTGCTCCATTAAGTGCAGCACGTGCATATCTTGCCGCATCAAGTGCCAGAGCCAATGCACTACCAGAAAGTTCAATTCTAGTATAATTAGTAGTATAATATTCAAAAACTTATGATTGAAAATCCTTTATCTTATGTTTTGATCAAACCAAATGTGATCAATGAACATGGTGTTCAAGAAATAGTTCAACATATTAAATCTTCATCAGCAACCGATCTGGCAGTCTTTGATCCACATAAATCAAATGAAACTGGTGGGAAGGAATGGAGAGTTGATAAGACAATTCGTGATACCCAACATATTGAGATGGGTCCAATTCAACCAAAGATTATTGAATTGATGCACAATGTCGTCAAAGAAGTTGTGAATCCTTTTTATGGTGTTGAAATTTCTGAAAGTGAGGTTCCTCAGATCTTATCTTATGGAATCGGAGGACATTACTGTCCACACATTGATGGTGAGTCACTCTGGCAAACTCCAGATGGTGAACTGATCTGGAAGAAATCAACCGAAAGAGACATATCAATGGTCTTTTATCTCAACGATGACTTTGAAGGTGGGGATTTTATTTTCCCAGATCTCAAGATTCGTGTGAGACCAGAACCAGGAATGTTGGTTTGCTTCCCTTCTAATCATCATTACAAGCACGGAGTTGAACCAGTTACAAAAGGGAAAAGATACTCGATTGTTTGCTGGGCAAAGGTTAAAGGATTTCCGACGATGGATGACCAAAACAAAGAACTCTCCCAAAAGTATGGGATTGCCATAAATAACTAAAGATTTTTTAAACTTACAATGCAATATATCAAGCACTACTACGTTAATGAAAGCAATGGTGCCTTCTGTTGTGACACAGCAGAACCAGCATCGAAGGTGCATCCCTGGAGACAATATGCTGGACTGAATGTAAAGGTCTGGTTGACTGATGCGGAGGGTATTGATGTTTGCCTTGCAGAACTTCCTGATTCGACTGCAGTATCAACCGTTGTAAGTCCTTGTGGTAAGAATGCCGTTCAGGTTCTGACCGAAGTAGAGTATCAGTCAGTTGCCACTCCTTATTTTGAGGCGGCAGTGCTTTCTGGTGAAGCACAACAAGCAAAACAGAATGGTGATGATGCCACTGCAGAAGCAAAAGAAACCGCAGCAGCAGCAAAACTCACAGAAGCAACGACTGCCATTCGTGCTCTCTGACTTGACACCTGACTTGAAATCCCTTATAATATCAAGGTCTTCAGCATCCTTGTATCTTTGGGAATGAAGACCCTCTTCGGTGGTGTGAAGGGGTGAGTTGGTGGTTAATAAAGAGGGTTTTATACCCTCTTTTTTTCTATTATAAATTACTATAAATCTTTTGCTACTTATGAATTTTACAGTTTACTCAAAAGAAGATTGCCCATACTGCTATAAAGTCAAACAAGTTCTTGAATTGACAGGAAGCAACTTTGTGGTTTATAATCTGAATGAGCATTTTACTAAAGAGGAATTTTATGCCGAGTTTGGTGAAGGTTCCACGTTTCCACAAGTTATTTGTGATGATAAAAAATTAGGAGGATCCGTTGACACAATCAAATTCCTCAAAGAACAACAAATCATCAAGTCCTGACCTAAATAATTCAGACCACAAAAATCGTGGTGTTGAACTCATTCTCTATGGAGGAAAAAGAAAGCAAACTCAACCATTTCACATCATTTTTGAGAAGATAGTTTGCCTTCTGAATCGGGAAGTCACTATCTATTTTGAGTTTTCCTTTAAGTCAAGGAAGAGAAAAGTAGTTTCCCGGAGAAAAAACAATGTTAGCAGTTAGTTTAGTATTTGGTTCCTTTCTAACAGTATTGTTTCTTATAGTGGGAGTAATAATTGGTTGGGTAGCAAGAGAATATATGATGAATTATCGGGAAATTCCTAGACCTCACCCCGAAATGTTTGATTCGCAAGGCAACCTGATACCAGACGAAGTAATTGCATTTAATTTTGAAAACTATTATGACAACGACGACACAGAAGAAGACAACGACTAAATCGAAAGCAACTAATACGACGGCAAAATCTACTGTTGTTGATAGTCTGCCAAATAATCCTCTTGTTTTTGAAATTTTTGATTTAATCTCAAAACAGAGGTCTAAAGAAAAGAAAGTAGAACTACTTCAAAAATATAATCACGATTCAATTCGGGCTCTGTTGATCTGGAACTTTGATGAATCTGTAATCACAGTGCTCCCCGAAGGTCCAGTTCCATATTCGAGTTATGATGATCAGACTGTTCATAGCGGAACTCTTTCGACAAAAATTACAGAAGAGATTCGTGCAATGTATGAAGCAGGATCTTTTTCTCTAGGAGCATCAGACACTCAGGGTAGAACAACTATTCGTAAAGAATTTAAGCATTTTTATCATTTTATTAAAGGTGGTAATGATGGCATGAGTTCAATTCGTAGAGAAACAATGTTTATTAATCTACTTCAGGGACTTCATCCTCTTGAGGCAGAAATTATTTGCTTGGTAAAAGATAAGAAACTAGAAGAAAAGTATAAGATCTCAAAAGAAATTGTCTCAGAAGCATTTCCTCAGATTGTTTGGGGTGGTCGTTCGTGAGTCAAGTTATTGATACAACACAGGTAGAAAATATGGATCATTGGACACCAGCAGAAAAGGAAACTTGTAAGTCACGTTATGGGTGTGACATTTTGGTTGAAAACGGTTCGTATGCTGATGTCTGCACCAAAGATGCTCCTAATGATGCCTATATCGTGAAGTATTTTGTTGATGAAAAGATATGTTTTGATCTTACAAGAGGTACGAGATCTAGATTGTTTGATATGTACTGGGATAAGTTTCGTGAGAATCTAAAGAGCATTGACTTTGGATATGGCAGAGTCAATCCTAAACTCTGGGGATATCAAGCACCCAAAACCAAAAAGAGGAAGTGATTTCCCAAATCGTCGGAAATTTTTCCGGCAAAATTTTTACGCGTGAAGGTTTTTAAGAATTGTATTTTATTTTACAAAATTATTTGACTATATAAGAACAGTGAGGTATAGTACCTCTACGTTCATCCAGTGATCTGGACGGAAGTAAGCCGACTCGGAACGGATCGTTCATTCGGTATTCGCAAATACCGAACGCAAAAGCCGACTGAAGGAACGCTCTTTAACCTAAACAATTAAGGAGAACCCTAATGTCTAAAGTCGTATATCGTGGTGTTGAATACGATACTCAAAAACGTATTGAATACCAACAACAAATGATGCAACAACCCCAACAGTATAACGAAACCTATCGTGGTGTTAAGTTTGTAAAGGAGGGGCATAAGTGAATACTTACTTCGTTCGTTACCTTAAACAAAAAGCAAAAAGGGAACAACTTCTTAAAAATGCACAACTGAATATGGCAAAGCAACCACAAATTGCTTGATGCTTAGGAGGGTTGATTCCCTCCTTTTTTTATGGTAAAATTGGCGAAGAGAATGGTATCTTATGGACAAAGACAAACTAAAACTAATTGTCCGTAATCTTGAACTGTTGGTTGATTCTCTGAAAGCAGAAATTTATTCTGACACCTCTGCATATAAACATACAGAACCAGAAGTGAGAAAGAGAACAATTTTAGATTACGATGAAATTTTTGAGGATTCTGATTTAGATGACTAGTAAAGCACGAGAACTCGTAAAGTTGCTTGAGAGAATGACGAAACAAGACCACTTATATTCTCCAGAGCAATTGATTGATATGAAAAGACAGTTGCGAGTCGTAAAAGAAGAACTTGCAGAATTAGAAGCAAAAACATCAAAAGGATTTGGAAAGAAATGACAGTAAAACTCATCAGTGTAACTCCCGATGCAGAAAAAACAATGGCATATGTTGCGAGAGTTAGCAATCCTGCGAATCAAGACAACGAAAACTATGCCAAGTTGCTTGCTTATTGTATTAAGCATAATCATTGGTCTGTTTTTGAACAGTCTTTTATGACTCTTGAGATTGAAACGAATCGTGGAATCGCAGCACAAATTCTACGCCACCGTTCTTTTACATATCAAGAATTTTCACAACGTTATGCAGATTCTTCTCTGTTAAGTGATTATATTCCCGTACCCGATCTTCGTCGTCAAGACACCAAGAACCGTCAAAACTCTATTGATGATATTGGTGAGTATGAGAAACTGTCTTTACAGAGCAAGATTCAAGAGCATTTTACACACTCCATGCAACTCTACAAGGAACTTCTTGCTCACGGTGTAGCAAAAGAGTGTGCAAGGTTTGTATTGCCCTTGGCGACCCCCACACGCATCTATATGTCCGGTTCTTGCAGGTCATGGGTCCATTATATCAATTTGAGATCTGCGAATGGTACTCAAAAGGAACACATGGACATCGCACTTGCTTGCAAAGAAGTGTTCAAAGAGCAGTTTCCCTCTGTTGCAGAAGCACTGGAATGGGTCTAAATAAATTATCTTGAAATTATAACAATGGCAACATACCCAATAGTGAATACAAAAACTGGTGAACAGAAAGAAGTGGAAATGAGCATCCACGACTGGGATCAGTGGAAAAATGAAAATCCAGATTGGATTCGTGATTGGTCTGATCCTTCGACTTGCCCTTCTCCTGGAGAAGTGGGTGAGTGGCGGGACAAACTCGTCAATAAGCATCCAGGATGGAATGAAGTTCTTTCCAAAGCAAGTAAAGCACCGAAGTCTCAAGTAAAGAAAATCTAATGGCAAGAAGAAAAAGAGGATCTGCAGAGCAACCAATTGGAGTTGGTCTCACGGCAAAGCAGATGAAGAGGAAAAAACCTCTCAGTATGGACTATTTGGTTGATATTGAACCACTCACAGAAAATCAAAGAAAACTTTTTAATTCTTACGAAGAAGGTAAACATCTAGTTGCATACGGATGTGCTGGTACAGGTAAAACGTTCATTACACTTTATAATGCTCTGTGTGATGTTCTTGATGAGAGAACTCCTTACGAACGAATCTATCTTGTTCGTTCTTTAGTTGCCACAAGAGAGATTGGATTCCTGCCTGGTTCTCACGAGGATAAGGCAGATATTTACCAGATTCCTTATAAGAATATGGTGAAGTATATGTTCCAGATGCCTTCTGATGCCGACTTTGAGATGCTCTACGGAAATCTCAAATCACAAGAAACCATCAAGTTCTGGTCAACTTCATTCTTGCGTGGAACAACTCTTGATAATGCTATTGTGATTGTAGATGAGTTTCAAAACCTAAACTTCCACGAACTTGATTCCATCATCACTCGTGTTGGTGAAAATACAAAGATTTGTTTCTGTGGTGATGCATCTCAGTCTGACTTGCAGAAAACAAATGAACGCAATGGAATCGTTGATTTCATGTCAGTCTTGCGTAAAATGCCATCTTTTGATATAATCGAATTTGGTGTAGATGACATCGTTCGTTCTGGACTTGTCAAGGAATACATTATTGCAAAAATGGATGCTGGGTTTTAATGTCAAATCCTTTAATTGAAAAATATAATGAATTGCACGGTCAAAAATTCAAACATATTGATATTGAACTTCCTAAACTAGATCGTGAAACTATAGATGGTGTTCGTTATTATTCTGTACCTGATGAAGATGAACTACTAAAACTGGTTTCCATCACTTCGGTAACCAGTCATAAGAATCGTCAGATATTTGTTAACTGGCGCAAAAAAGTTGGAGAGGAGGAAGCAGATAAGATCACCAAACAAGCAACCAGTCGTGGCACTGATATGCATACTTTGGTGGAGAACTATCTATATAATCGTGATCTTCCTCCAGTCCAACCACTCTCTGATTTCTTATTCAAGATTTCTAAGTCAACTCTCAATCGTATAAATAATATTCATGCTCTTGAAGGTTCTCTTTATAGCAAGCAGTTAGGTATTGCTGGAACCGTAGATTGTATTGCCGAGTTTGATGGTGAACTAGCAATAATCGATTTTAAAACTTCCAAAAAACCTAAACCACGAGAGTGGATCGAACATTATTTTGTTCAGTGTATGGCATATGGTTGTATGCTTTACGAACTGACTGGTATTTCAGTCAAAAAACTTGTAATCATCATGGCTTGTGAAAATGGAGAATGTATCGTTTATGAAGAAAGAGACAAATCAAAGTACATCAAACTACTCACCGAATACATTAGAGAGTTTGTTAGAGATAGACTGGAATTGTATGGAACCAAATAAAGAACTAGAACAAGTCATCGAGAATAAGTTTTTAACTCCATCAAAGTTTGCTCTGGAGATAGAGCATATTGTGGCAACCGAAAATATGAATTATATTGATGCAATTTGCCACTATTGTGAAATCAACAGTCTTGAGGTAGAATCCGTCACAAAACTGATTTCAAAACCTCTGAAAGAAAGGCTGAAGTGGGATGCCACTCGTCTTAATTTTATGAAGAAAACATCTAGAGCAAAGTTGCCCCTATGATCGTGACGCCATTTGAAACTTATCAACATTATTTGTCACTCAAAAATCATTTCACAAATCCAAAATACGATTTCTTTAAGTATGGTGCAAAAACCAGGGCATCTATCACATCATTTAACAAGAGGCGCGATAAATATTTTTTTGAACGCACCTCTAGAAAATACTCCGATAAAGAAGTCGTAGATTTTTTAGTATCAAACTTTGTTGCTGCCGATAACCCACAAAATCTATGGATTGGAGAAATTATAAATTCTGGAGAAAGGACTTACGCAGATTGGATGCGAAGACAGCAGAGTTTGACTTACTTGTTCAAAGAACAAAGCAACGAATTGTTCTCGGAGACAAAATTAGACGATGCCTTGAACTGTTCCAAAGGTCATCCACCCATCCTTAAGAAGTTCCTGAGCGGGAAAATTTCACTAGAAACCCTAGTGATCTATGATAAAATATTCCTGTTCGGGAAAACGTTTGATAAGAAACTTCTGGACCCAGTGTGGGAGACCGTATCTTTAAAAATTAAAAAATATAATCCCTTTCTAAATATTGACGTATTCCAGTTTAAACGCATTCTGCGAGAAATAATCAATGAGTAACTTTTTTGATTCTGATATTATTCAAGATGAACTGAAAGAAATCAATCAGTTGCAAGAGAGTATTTACGGAAGTATTCTTACTTTTGGCATGATGTCCCGTGAAGACAAACTGGAACATATTGAAAAACTTGAAGTACTGCTTGAAAAGCAGAGAGTGATGTATACTAGGTTATCCCTTTCAGATGACCCTCAAGCGGTTGAGATGAAAGAGAACCTACGCAAATCAGTCGCACTGATGGGATTCCCACCAGAGACTGATATGCAAGTTTTATTCAGTAGTATGAACAAGACGATCGAATCTCTCAAGAAATACATTGACCGTTGAGAGAAACTCTGTTATACTATCCGAGTAATCCCCCGAATCCAAACTATCCGAGGTAATCCAAATGTCTTTTGCTGATCTTAAGAAGCAATCTAAACTTGGCAATTTGACCGCAAAACTGGTCAAAGAAGTTGAAAAAATGAATACTACAAGCGGTTCTGGTGACGACCGTGTATGGAAACTGGATGTAGATAAGAGTGGCAATGGTTATGCCGTAATCCGTTTCCTTCCTGCTCCGAACGGTGAGGATCTTCCGTTCGTGAAACTCTACAGTCATGCTTTCCAAGGTCCTGGTGGTTGGTACATTGAGAACAGTCTCACCACTTTGGGTCAGAAAGATCCTGTGTCTGAGTACAATACCGAACTCTGGAACAACGGCACCGATGCTGGTAAAGAACTGGCACGTAAGCAGAAACGTAAACTGACTTATGTGTCGAACATCTATGTGGTAAAAGATCCTGCAAACCCTGAGAATGAAGGTAAAGTCTTTCTCTTCAAGTACGGTAAGAAGATCTTTGATAAACTCACTGCCGCAATGCAACCTGAGTTTGAAGATGAAGAAGCAATCGATCCGTTTGACTTCTGGCAGGGTGCTAACTTCAAACTGAAGGCAAAGAATGTTGCTGGTTATCGCAACTATGATTCCTCTGAGTTTTCCCCTCAAGGTCCTCTGCTGGATGATGATGATGCGATGGAAGCAGTGTGGAAGAGGCAGTATTCTCTTGCCGAACTGACTGCTGCCGATCAGTTCAAGTCTTATGAAGAACTGAAAAAGCGTCTTGACTATGTGCTTGGTAACAAAGGAACTCCCCGTTATCAAGATCCTGAAGAGTTTGATGAAGACAATACTCGTGGTCCTGTAAAGGATCTTGATGAAGATCTTCGTACCGAACTCAACAATCTTCAACCAACTCGTCGTGCTGCTGTTGAAGAAGATGACGATGATGATGATACACTTTCGTACTTCGCAAAATTAGCATCAGATGATTGATGTCTAAATAGTGATGCTCTAACAAGGTCGCACTTTTAGAGAAGGGTGGAGAAATCCACCCTATTTTATTATAAATACTATTGCGACCTTAATTTAGAAGCAGATGGAATATTACACTTACGCATATTTGCGTGAAGATGGAACTCCCTATTACATAGGTAAGGGAAAGGGTAGAAGAGCTTTTTTAAAACATAGTGGTTTTTACCCACCATCAAAAGATAGGATTTTATTTTTAAAGAAAAATCTTACAGAAGAACAGGCATTTAATCACGAAATCTATATGATTTCTATTTTTGGTAGAAAAGATTTGGGAGATGGAATTCTTCATAATAAAACTAATGGTGGTGATGGATGCTCTGGTAAAATAATGACGGAGAAAGATATTCAAAATAGAAGGAAAGGAAGACTTGGAAAACCTTTATCAGAATCTCATAAAAGAAAAATAGCAGAGGCAAATAGAGGAACTCCAAAAACTATGACTGAAAAAAGAAGGCAGTCTGATATAGAAAAAGGTTTAAGAGCAAGAGGAAAATTAGTTGGTGATGAGAATCCATCAAGAAGACCTGAAGTTAGAAAAAAAATAAGTGAATCTTGTAAAGGAAGAATTCCCTGGAATAAGGGCAAAAAATTGACGAAGGACTGATTCTGTGCTATAATAATGGGGAGGCAAGGTCTCCCCTTTTTTATGAAGACTGATTACTACATTGACCGTATAAGTAAATCCGAAGCCGCAGAGTTACTTCTGCGGTTTCATTATCTTAAGGACATTTCAAAGGGATTTAGATCTGGTTACAATTACGGTCTTTATAAGGGAAACGATTTCTGCCCTCTGAACATTGGTGGTATTCAGGGAGTCTGCGTCTTTACAGGTCTCCCTGTTCCTGAAATTGCACAAGGAGCATTTGGATTAGAAAGAAATGAGCAAGAAGGGTTATTTGAACTTTCACGACTTTGCATCCACCCTGAAACCCAAGGAACCGAGCATAATATTACTTCTTGGTTTGTTTCAAGATCGATTAAACAGTTACGGAAGGATACTGAAGTTAAAGCAATCATCTCTTACGCTGATAGTGATTTCCATTCTGGTACAATCTACCGCGCTTGTAATTTTAAATATTGCGGACTTTCAGACCCAAAAAAAGATTTCTACTATGCAGACGGAACTAAACACTCTAGGGGCAAAGTTAAAGGTGCTGCAGGAGAATGGAAAGACCGTTCCCGCAAGCACCGATATGTGATGATATTTGATAAGAGTTTAGAACTCTTATGGAAGAGTGACTCTGGTATTCTCAGTACGAATTAGACTCTCATCAATATATTGTGAGGATCGATCATAAAGCATAATCTGTCTCATATCATTTAGAAACTGTTGTAGATATTCTTGTTTCAACAGATAAATTGATGACTTTTCGTTGTTTTTTCTAACTTCATACTCATAATTACTGATTGATACTGTAGGATTACTAATTCTTGTAACGTTCGCACCTAATACAGTCGCATCATTCGTATAATATTGATCATTATCGTAGTAATAAATTTTAAAATCTTCATCAACAATTTTACCAGCAGGAAGAATTAATTTACCATCAGAATCTCTAACTTCAACAGTCTCATAATGATGTACATCATTTAGTGATGTGCCATATTTTTCTTCTACATATCTGTAAAGATCATAGTTTGATAATGGCCATTCATTTCTAACATGAATGATTCCAGCAGTCATAAGAACAACCCAGTCAAGTTCAGCATCTCCGTAGTATTCTTCTGCCACGGTATCTGGTCTGGCACCCTCTACAATCTCATACTTATTGAAGATGGTGAAGATGCCTTTTAGATCATCACGTAACTTGTTTCTTCTGAATAAGTTCTTGACTCTAAGATAACTTTGTGACGAGATGCTGTCCGAAAGAAATGATTGATAGTCTACGTCTGGTAGTTCTCTGAAGTATCCCATTTTAGAATCCTACACTGTTTGCTGGAGTAATATTACTTGCATAATCTCCTTCATAAATGGGCTCCAGTTCTTTAAATCCAAGATCCATCGTATATGAAATTGGAGATCCATCACTATAGGTAGAATAAACACCTTCACCAGTATAATTAACAGACATATCAGTTAAAAAACATTGTTTGAATAAGTTTAAATATGGATGAAGATCTGGACCCTTTCTATAACTTAATTGAAAAAGATTTGGTGTTTTCAAAAATACATCACTTTGAGCTTTTGGTGCCATATTTAATTTGAATGTTTTTATTATTGCTCTAATTTGTTGTGCTTCATCTGGATTTCTAGGAGTCATTTTAAAAGAAAATTTAAATGATCTCAGAGTCACTCCATTAAAAAGAAGTTCCATGTTAGGATTTAGAATTTGACCAGATTCTCTTGCCAGAATTTGACTTAGTGTTAAGTTACCTCCAAATGGAATATTTGCTGCTTGTGCTGCAATTGATTTTGTAAATATTTTTTGAGCGTCTGGATTTAACACAGTTACATCTGCTAAACCCTTTAAAGTATTTGACAAGGCATCTGCTACTGATCCAAGTGTTCCATTGCGTCCACCACCAGTTATATTATCATTTACAACACCATAAACCTGCGCAGTTAAACCATCTAAACTAGAGTCAGCATAAGAAACACTGTTTCCATCTTGAACATTAGATGGCATTGGTAATATTATACTACCACTTAGTGTCTTTGCTTTTTTTGGTTGAGTTACTGTCGTATCAAATGCAACACTGTTTCTTATTAAATTTCCAGGACCAGTTGATCTAACTGCATCATATGAAAGTAAATCAACTCGCAAATAGTCGGTAGTATCTAATAGTGCTTCGTATGGATATCTTAGTATACTTGCCATTTGGCTATTTTTTAATTATTTAGAAGGATTTTCTAAAAGATCGGCATATGATATTCGTTTCATATCTGGAAGTTCTTCTTCTTGAACAGGATGGAGATCACCAATAATTTCACTCCAAGTGTACTGTCGAGATTCTCCCCAGTGAAAATTAAGTCCAGTAAATCCCCAATAATATACTCCAGTTACGACAACTAAAGGATAAGGATCATAACTCATTCCAGGAGTTTTGGCATTATAAACGAAGGTATAGATATCTCCAACCCGAGCACTTGTTTTACTAACTGATGGCAGAGTTTCTTTGATTCTCTGCATCATATCTGCAGGTTTTTCAAGACCATTAATTTCATCTACAATTTCTCGCAGACGATTACTATTATCATCAGTGGGATTTTGCTCTCTTCTTTCTCTCAGAGTTTTTCTAGGCATTATTGAATACCGAGTTCGTTTTCTGTTAGAACTTTGAACTCATAACCATGATCGGCACACCATTCTCGTGCTGCCTCCCACTTTGCCTGATTTTTGGCATATTCGACAACCTCATAGATATATCCTTTTGTTTTTCTTTTTTGAACTTTTGGTTCAATGGTTTGCTTCAGTGGTTTAATTTCTATGATGTACTTTTTAATCTTGCCATTTGACTCCCTAACTTTGATATAAAAATCAGGGAAATATTTGTGATAACGATTATCTACAGGAGACTTGTAGGGTAAACACATCTCCTCACTTCCCCATTCCAAAATATTCTGGTTGGTATCACAATACACCATAAATTTTCGTTCCCATAGAGAACGATAAATTATGTTTCGATGATCACCCTTGTATTTGTTTGGATAAGAAGGTTGAAATCTTCCTTTATATGACATCTAAATACTTAATAATGAAGACTCGTATAAGGTATTTAGAGTGGGTAACTCTCTGGTTCAAAAACTTAAAATGAGTGAAATGAGAGAGAAGATTGGAAATCTTGCTCTTAATAACTATTATCTTGTTGATATTCCAATTAAAAAGGAATTAAAAAAACACTACGAAACTAGTTATCCGGGGGAAGATCTCTCAAATATCGATGCGTTTGCTAAAAATAAATTAGGATTACTTTGTTCAGAAGCAACACTCCCAACTACATCTTATGCAACTGCAGAAGTAAAAGATAATTATATGGGCATAACTCAAGAGTTTGCTCATACTCGTCTTTATACTGATATGGATCTAACATTTTATGTTGATTCTGATTATTCAGTTTTGAGGTTCTTTGAAGGTTGGATGGATTATATTGCAGGTGGTAATTCTCAGGAACTAAACGAACCTGCAGCAGCAACAGTTCTTAGTAGAAACATTTATCGAAGATTTAATTTTCCAGATTTTTACAAAGTTGATAACATGACCATATCAAAATTTGAACGAGATTTTAGATATGAGTTGACTTATACTTTTGTCAATGTCTTTCCCAAGGGACTATCGACAATGCCTGTGTCTTATGGTCCTGCCGATTTACTAAAAGTTACGGTCACATTCAATTATGATCGATATGTTGTAAGTCGAGATTTTACAAAACAATTTGATAAAGAAATCAGAGATAAAGCTCTTGTAACAACCACACCATTTGAAGATCCACGAATCCCTGGCACAGTAATTTATCCAATAATGCCAGATAATATAAACCAAGGATTGGCATAATAAATAATCACAACTGAAGTTATCGTAGGTTATTATGCCTTTACCAAAAGTTAATACTCCAACCTATGAGTTGGAATTGCCTTCGACTGGAAAGAAAATTAGATACAGACCTTTTCTAGTCAGAGAAGAAAAAATCCTGATCATGGCACTCGAATCTGAGAGCATGAAGCAGATTACAGATGCCATTGTTCAAATTTTATCAGATTGTATTCTCACAAAATCAGTCAAGGTATCAGATCTTTCTACATTTGATATTGAATACTTGTTCCTAAACGTTCGTGCCAAGTCTGTTGGCGAAACGGTAGAAGTGAACGTAACTTGTCCTGATGATGGTGAAACAACGGTTCAGATGGAGATTGACATCGATTCTATTAAGGTTCAAAAAACCTCAGAACATACGAACATTATTAAACTTGATGACAATCTTTCAATGAAACTGAAGTATCCATCACTGGAACAGTTTGTTGAAAATAATTTTGAAACTGCTGATGACTCAAGTGATGTTAATAAGTCTCTGAGTATGATTACATCTTGTATTGACATTATCTATGATTCAGAAGAAAGTTGGAGTGCTGCAGATTGTACAAAGAAAGAACTTGATGAATTCTTAGAGCAGTTAAATACAAAACAATTCAAAGAAATTGAAACTTTCTTTGTCACGATGCCAAAACTGTCACATACCGTAAAAGTCAAGAATCCAAACACTGGTGTTGAAAGTGAAGTCGTTCTGGAGGGTCTGGCAAGTTTTTTCAGTTAGGTATGGCTCATACTAATCTTGAGTCATACTACAAGGTTAATTTTGCCCTCGTGCAGCACCATAAATATTCATTAACAGAGCTCGAAAATATGATTCCTTGGGAGAGAGAAGTATATCTTACTTTACTCGAACAGCATATTGAAGAGGAAAACCTAAAGGCGCAACAGCAGAGTGGACATTAATCAGATCTACAGAGCACCAGCAGTACCGAAGTTGAGTAAGAGAAATATCTCTTCTTCGGTTCTTCGCGCATCTTCTGCGATCTCGTCTACGAGTCCAATCACACCAAAACTAAGAACTACGAGATTTAGTTTTAGATCACCAATTAATTTATCAGAAAAACTTGAGGCACTTAAACCAAAAGTATTAGATTTTGAATCAATCAAATCAAGGTCACCAGACACTGAAAAAATATCATCTAGAATTTTATCAAAACAACAAAATACAGAAGAAAATACTTATAAAGCATTAGCAGAAACAAATCGAATCCTTGTAGAGATTCAAAAACAACTGTCTTATGATTTTGCAATGCGAATTGCAGAAGAGAAGGAAGCAGTTAAAAAAATTAAATCTGTAGAATCTAAAAGAAAGTTTGCAGAAAAAGAAAAATCAATAGAAGGTGTTGGTAAAAAAATTGTCGGCATTGGAGAGTCGATTGTAAATAAAGTTACCTCACCAATCAAAAATGTTTTTGATAAGATAAAAGAATTTTTCTCTCTTATCTTAACTGGCATAGTTTTAAATGTCGCATTTAAATGGTTACAAGACAAAAATAATAGAAAGTTATTAGATCAAATTTTCTACTGGATTGGTAAGGCATTTGTACCGGCAGTCATTACAATTATAGGATTTAAAGTCTTTAAGTGGGTTCGAAGACTCTTTTCACTTGGAAGATTTTTATGGAAACTACCTGGAAGATTATTTAATATATTTCAAAAAAAACCTCCTGAAGGACCAAAACCAAGTGTACCAAAACCAATATCTGGACCATCAATAAGTCGTACAAATCAATCTTTCGCCAGATTTATTGAAGGAAAATCAAATATTGGAGATAGATTTAGATTACTTCGCAAGGGATTGATAGATCCAACTGGAATGTTAACCAAAGGTGGTCTTACACCAGAAGGAACTTTAAAAGGAACAGGAGGATTTAAATTACCTAGTCTACCTAAAATTTCACCAGGTTCTTTACTAAAGGGTGGAGCAAGTCTTGGAATAGGTATTGGACTTGAAATGTTAGGAAAGTTTGCAATCAAAAAAGTAACCGATCCTCTAGTTGAAAAAACGAGAAAAGATACCGTTAATAGGATTAACACTTATGATCCAAATAAAAGAAGTAGAACAATCGAGAGAATACAATCTGATTTAGAAAGAGAGAAAAATTATCAGTCTTCACCGCAACATTCTCTTGAGAAGATGATAAATTTGGGATCTGCTACGCAGAGTGAAATAAAAACAGACTTTCTTCTTTCACTTTTAAAAGATCTTGGAGAGACACCAAGATTTGCAAGTGGAGGAACAGTTCCTGGTAAAGGATCCGGATTTGTTGATAGTGTAAAAGCAATGCTTGCACCTGGAGAGGAAGTCATTAGAACAACCTCTGCAATGTTGTTCAGACCTCTCTTAAAAGATATTAATGATAATGCCGGAAGATTATGGACACTTTTTACACAGGCAATTAATAAACTGCTCACTGTTTCCGATTATCAAAGAGATGTATCAATAGAGTTTTCAAAAGTTATTGAAGATTTCAATAAGTATCTGAAGGACGAGATCTTAAAGAAAAAAAGTAAGCCAACAAAACCTGGTGGTGGTGGATTTAGGGTTCCATCAATTTCAGCAAAACCAATTTCTCAACCCGCATCAGTATCTGCAGCACCAAGAATCACAAACATCAACATGAATGTCTCTGCTGGTTCTGGTGGAATGACGTTCTTACCAATGGTATTACCAAAGCAATCATCAAAACCACCACAAATACCACAAATGCAAGGTAAGGCAACGGATGTTCCTGTGATATCTCCAGTGAATTTTGCCAATCCTTATATGGAAGTCACACCTTCGTTATACGGAATTCAGTTAATTGTGTAAGATATGGATACTCAAGTCAAACAACTCAAACTGAATGTTACAAACATTAAAAGTTATTTGATCAGTTCAAATAAAGAACTGAGAAAACTTAGAATTAACAAAAAAGAATTTTTTTTCAAACTAGAAAAACAAAAAGAATTAAAAGCAGAAGAATCGAGATTAGAGACTAAAAATTTAGGAATCGGTGCAGGATTTTCAAGATTAGTCAATGTTGTAACTGCTCCTGCGAGAAATATTTTTGATAGAATTTTGGATTTCTTTGGACTAATTTCTCTTGGAATCTTAGTTCAAAAAATTCCTGCCATTATTGCAAAGATTGAAGAATTTTTCAACAGTGATTTTATAAAAACGGTAGGAAGTGTATTAACTACAATCGGAACAGGATTTCAAAAACTTGGGGAACTTATTGATTTTTTAACACCACAAAAACAAAAAGAGATAGATCAAAACCTAAAGGCAATCGAAAAAGAGTCTGATGACGGTCTGAAACTGGCAGATCAATCGGATAAAGATATATCTCGACTAGAAAAAGAACTCAATAAAAGAGAAAACAATAAAAAGCAAAGTTCAATTCCATCTGTGCCAATGACACTTATGGCACCTGGATCAATGTATCCAGCAATTACTCCACAATCTCCAACATCTCAATCATCTCAACCAAAAAGTGCTCCAGAAAAACCAACACAAAAGTTTTCTAAGGGTGGAACTGTACAACCAGAGAATAATCAACAAACAAAAGCACCATATCAGCCAAGAAAAAGTGGTCAGCTCAAGAGAGCAGAGAGGGGAATGGGTAATGGATTTGAAGATTTTTCTTTAGCAGTTGAAAATATTAATCAGACAGTTCAAAGAGATGAAAAAAATGTGATGGCATTTGCAGAATTGTCAAAGAATTTTAGAGAATGGAGTTCTTTATCAGGATTGACCGAAACCAGAAAAACTGGTCCTGGATTTGGTCCTCAACCAACTCCAGATCAACAATCTATCAGAGATCAACAGTATTCTGGACAAACTTATGCATCTGGTGCTTCTATTGGAGCAACTGGAGATACGGATGGAAATCAAACTGGATTAGATATGAATCTTGCTGGTGGTATTGGGACACCAATTTATGCACCATTCGATTTGATCTATAAAAGCAGAGGAACAGATGGAATGCCTTCCGTTGGTCTTCAAGGAACAGCAGATGTTCTAGGAGCATCTGGAAGAGGATTTGGATATTATGGTGCTTATTATTTCAAAAGAGGAAATAAAGAATACGAAGTTTTAATGGGACATTTTAAGAGTTTACCATTTAAGGGAGCAAAGGAGGGGCAAATAATACCAAAAGGAACTTTATTAGGATATCAAGGTGCATCTGGAAGAACAATTGGCGCTGGAAATAAACCATATCCTCATATATCACTTCATATTAATGGTGTAGGATTTAGAGCATCAAATTCTGTTCTAGTTGACGTTGCCAAGGATATTTCTAAAGGAAAACCAGCACCTGGATCACAACCACCAGCATCAGCAATTAAACCAGCACAAGTCATACAACCACCTTCAGGAATAAGAATAGAACCAGCATCTAAAGATCCAGTGGCAGATGCAGTTAAAGGTTTGTCTGGTGCATTACAAAGACCTGGTGGAGGTGGTGGCAGAAAACTATTAAATAATACAAGCAGTGGTGGTAATCGATCACTCTTCATTTATGCTGTTCAACCAGTCGAAACTTTTGTACCATTTCCATATCCAGTTCCGACGCAACAAACATCAAGTTCACCACCACAGAGACAAAGATTGCCCGAAATATGGAGACAGTAAGATAAATGGCAAATGCAGCACAGGCATCAGCATACGAAGTTTTTCAGATTCAAAAAGGTGGAAAAACAGTAGATATCACTGGACAGGATCCTTATGGTGCTAGAACAACAAGTTTTGATTATTATGAGAGTCTGCTGTCACCAAACGTTACTGCAGTTTTATCTCTAATGGATGTTGGTGGCACTACTACTTATGATCAAACTTATGATAAACAGGAAAGACTTGGAACTCTCAGTGCGGCACTTCCACTTACAGGTGATGTAAGTGTGCCTTTTAAGATTAGATCAAAGTTGGGAACTCTTGATTTTACTCGAAATCCATTAATTTTTGACAAACAGATCAATCCAAATCAGGAATCGAATCGTGAAGCAATTGTCATGAATTTGGTTTCGAAATCTGCTAAATTGAATCAAGAAACTGCAATTTTTAAAGCATACTCTGGAAATATTACAAATACGGTTGATAAATTAGTTACGGACTATTTGAAAACAAAACTCTTTTCAAAAACACCAACTCGAAATTCATATTCATTTATTGGAAACACCAATTCAGTATTTGATGTAATTTGTAATCTTGCATCAAAATCAATACCAGGAAAGGGGAATCCTGGATATTTTTTCTATGAGACTAGAGATGGTTTTAATTTTAGAGCAATTGATGATCTAGTTTCTCAACCACCAGTTGCAACTTATTATAGAACAGACGTTTTGAGATCTGGAGTCGAAAGTGATGAAAATGATTTTAAGATCGCACTGAAATCAGATATCAAACGAGAAGATTTGATTACTGCACTAAAATCTGGAATTTACCAAAGTCGCAATATTTTCTGGGATCCTCAGTCTTTCAAATATGAAGAAGGAATTTATAAGTTAACTGATCAGGGACTTGAGAAATCATTAGGTAAAAATGTATCAATACCGCAATTAGATTCTTATACGAGAACTCATTTTCATATTAAAGACATTGGAGTTTTAAGTTCTAAAATAAAAGATGATCCTAATAATGATCCGAAAGAATGGCAGGCAAAATCAACAATGAGATACAATCTGCTATTCACACAGATTATTCAGGTTCAAGTTCCATGTAATCCAAATCTGAGAGCAGGTAATACAATTCAATGTGATTTTGAAGTTGTATCACAAGGTAAAAAGATACAAGGAACCTCTGATCCAGTGAATAGTGGAAAATATTTGATCGTGAATTTGTGTCATCACTTTGATCCTCTGAGATCTTTTACATCAATGACACTGGTTCGTGATACTTACGGTCTATATACAAATAAAAGTAAATAATGCGTAATCTAGGAACCGTTAATATCAATAAATTCTTTATTGCCCAAGTTGCTCCTGGACAAAACCAGCACCTAAAAAATGCAAAATGGCAAGATGCTCATGGTGATCGAGTTAGAATAAGAATACCTGGTAAACATCCGAGCACCGATGAGGTAAAGGATGAAAACTTACCTTGGGCAATTGTTTTAAAACCTACTTCACATGGAAACTTAAATGGTGGTTCCTGTGGACTGTGGGGTGGTGAGTGGGTGATGGCATGTTATCTGGATGAAAGTGAACAGATACCAGCAATTGTTCATGTATTTGGAAATAATCTAACTCAATTTGATATACGAGAGTCTAAGAACGGAACGACAGAGTTCAAGAGAGTAGATCGTTTTAATTCTGGATTAACCCCTGGAGGACATCAGATCATTGGAGATTCCACTAAACCAAAAGGTCCTGCACAACCAACAAAGGAAGAAATCACCGGAGCAGTAAAATGACTCATAAATATGAAAACAAGGAGGTGACAATATAAAATGGCAAATGTAAAATCAGAGGGAGTTACTAGTTGGTACGGTCCTGGTTTTTATGGTAAAAAAACTTCAGATGGAACGGTTCTCAAAAGAGATAGTTTATGGGTAGCACATAAATCATTACCTTTTGGAACAAAAATACAATTCACTAATCCTAATAACGGGAAAAAGATTGTTCTTGAAGTAAAAGATCGAGGACCTTCCATACAAGGAAGAGAATATGATCTAACAGAGTCGGCAGCAGAATACTTAGGAGTTAAAACTGGACCAACATCTGGAACATCACGATTGTTAAGTCAAGAAGTTTCTAAAAGTACTCCAATTGGTCCAACGACAGTAACACGTATTCCTGTTCAACCATCTAATGAGTCTGCACCAAGTAATCCAGACGTTCAAACACCTTCAACTCAAGAATCAGTATTTGTTCCCGATACTCCAATTCAACCAAGTCCTGTGTGGAAAAATGTTTCGGATGAAGCATTAGATAGAATCGCAAAAGGGCAAAATGACGTAGTTTCACAACTGAATGAGCAAGGGTCTGACACTTGGACTCCAGAGCAGCAAGAACTATTCAAGTCAACTCAAACTATTCTCGATTCAATTGCAGAGGAAAAAGCAATTCGAGAATCTGCCGCATGTAAAACACTACAAACTGATAAGGGAGTTGTATATGAAAATCCTCCAAAGTGTGAAGAATATATCAATTCTACTGCATTTCAAGAAGCTTTACAAACGTACCAAACAGAGAGAATTCTACCAGACCCTTGCGGAACATCAGAACTTGCAGGAATTAATACTGCATTACTTAGTTTCTTCAAAACTCTTAAGAAGATTAAAAAGTATGGTCAATTATATGTCAATGGAACGATTAACAAAGTCGGTCAAATTACCAGTTTAATTCGTAATACGGGAAATATCATTGCAGCAATTCTTAAAATTCTCATTCAACGATTGAGAAATTATCTAATTGGAAAAATTAGAGCAGCAATACAAGATCTTCTCGATATTTTAATACCAACAGTTGCCAGAGCAATCAAGAATACTATTGTACAAAAAGTTGTAGATACAATTTTTTGTAAGTTTAAGGATATTATTAAAGGATTAGCAGAAATGGTTGGTGATTTTCTGTTTGAACTCATCGGTAAAATTGTTAATATTCCTTTTTGTGCAGCAGAACAATGGACTAATGCTCTGATCAATAAATTGGCAGCAGATATTGATAAAGCAATTGGACCAATATTAGATCAAATCAATGATGTATTGGGTGGTGTTGGTAAAATTGCTGGATCAGTTTTTCAGGCACTTGATTTTATTCTTGGATTTGAATCATTCTTATGTGCAAAACCAAATTGTCCAAAAGTTAAAAGTTTCATAGGAAATCCACTTAAAGACGGACCCAATCAACAAGATATTGATAACTTTAATAATTTCTTACCAGTTCCATCCGACAGTGATATTATTGAGGGAGTAACAGGATGGACAAAAGATTTACCAATTTTTGGTGGAACTCTAGGTCAGTATGACGACACAATTCCAGATAGTATTACTCAATGTGATACTGCACCATTTAGATGCGGACCTCCATCTATTGAAATTTTTGGTGGTGGTGGATCTGGTGCAATTGGTAATGCTGTAGTAGATCGAATTGGTAGAATTGTTGGTGTTGATCTTGTCTTTGGTGGATCAAATTATACCAGCCCTCCGTTTGTTTCAATTATAGATCCTTGCGAGAATGGAAACTATGCTTCCGGATATACAGAAATTAATGATGATGGGGAAGTTGTAGATGTTATAATTGTGGATCCGGGGACAGGATATGTTAATGAACCGACAGGATTGAACGAATTTGATGAACCTATAGATCCTAATTTTACTCTCACAAAAACCAGAGTTAATGATTATATTGTCTGCTTATCAGGATTTAAAGTTCTATCAACTGGAATCGGATATAAACCAACTGATACTGTAAGAATCACTCCAGATATTGAGGGTATTGAGGCAGTTGTAAGAATGACAGAATCTGGCCAAATCATCGATATACAACTTTCAAGTAGAGTTTGTGGTGTGACAGAGATTCCAGAAATAGAAATAAATAGTAATACCGGTTCTGGAGTTGAAATTAAACCTGTGTTTGAAATTATTAGAGTCAATCCATTGCCTGTCGGTGGTGATACTATAGAACAAGTGGATCCAAACGCAACACCAAATATTTCTATTGATTCGACCAGTAGAAGAGTATTAGATCCAACCACACGTCGAGATGTTACTGTTTTAGGAAGAGTTGCCACAGATGATGAACTCAAATCTACAACTTTGACGGGTCAAAGAAATATCATCAGAGTCATCGATTGCGTGAGGTAAAATATGCCAAAACCAGAATGGTTATTGAGTGATAATCCTTATGGAAAAATATTCTTTGGTCCAGGAGCCAATCCAAAAAAAGATCCTGGACTTCAGTATACTATTTCATTGACAAATGGGTATAATGAAACTCATACAAAAACTGGAAACAAAGGTGAAATCGTCAGAGGAACTTCCCACGAGATCGTAAAAGGTCAAAAACCTGGAGATAATCGAAAGAAGAAGGAAGATGAAAATACAACCAAGTCAATTGTTGTTGAGGAAGGAGATCTTGTACTTCATGCGATTAATGGAAATATAAAACTCATCGCAAAAAATGTTTTCATCGAAACCACTGGATCTGGTAATGATGGTTCATTTATGGTAAAGGCAAATGAAGCAATTACCATGACTGCTGGAGAACAAATGACTCTAGGTGGTGCAAAAATTTGTATGTCAACTCCAGATTCAATTACTTTCAATGCGGATGGAATCATTTATATGTTATGTAAGGATATAAGTAAAGGATCACCACTTGCTGGTGTTTTAGGAAGTCTCATCCCAGGTCCAGTTAAGGATCTAATCGATGGAATCGCACTTAGTTGTAAATGAGGTAAAATATGGCTTTTGATACTTTAGACCTTGGATCTTTAGATGTTTTTAGTGCAGTTACTGGTAGTTCACTAGAATTACCAAAAGGATTTTGGTTACCTGGAACGGGATCAATTTATAATGCATATCTAGGAAAAACGTCCATTCTTGGTTTCGGACAAGGATCGGTATGTATTGGAATGAATCCAACATCTCCTCTTGCAATCTATGGAGCACCTGGTAATGTCAATCTTCACAATACTTCTATTACGAAATATATTGGGGATCATCAAATTATTGGTAGAGGATGTGTAAAAGGAATTGAGTTTAGAACCTCCGTTGTTAATGCACAAGTAAAAGGAATGACGTGTGCATTACTTGGTAAGGAAGTTGATGTTGTTGGAAAAACGGTCAATATTGCTGGGGCAAATATAAATATTGGTTCTCCTAATATTACGATTGGTGGTCGAAACTGGTTATCTTCAACAGCATATTGGGACTCTAAAAAATCGTTTGATATTCCACACCCATCAAAAGAAAATCATAGACTCAGATATATTTGTCTGGAAGGTCCTGCGGCAGATGTATTTGTAAGGGGTAAAATAAGAAATAATTCAGTTATAGAACTTCCAGATTATTGGAAGGATTTAGTTGATGAGGAAAGTATCACTGTCAATTTGACTCCTATTGATTATTTTCAACAATTATATGTGAAGAAAATAGAAGATAATAAAATCTACATTGATGGTGGGTCAAACTTTCATTATGTTGTATATGGGGAACGGAAAGATACTACAAGAAACATTTCCGAATATGTTGGCCAAACTCCAAATGATTATCCAGGAGACAATAGAGAGTATGTTATCAATGGAGGTAGACAATGATTAATCCAGCAGACAGAGCAATTCTAAGTTTAGAACTTGATAATCAAGTTCTATCAAAAAGTGGTGGTGATGGATCTGTAGGAATCACTCCACCAACATCAATAACCGATGTCACATTTGTTCAAGATGAAAAAGGTAGATGGGTTAAGGACGAGACACCTTCAAGTTCTGAAATCAAAAAAGATACGCAGATAAGAGCAGAAGAATTAGCATCAGAAGAAACTGATGTTCAAAACTTCACTGATTTGGCAAAGATATCCGATGATAGGTTGTTAAGCATCGCAACTCAAATCAATGAGAAAAAACAATTAATCATTACAAAGGTTACAGAGGCAATTAGTGCCGGATGTAGTTTTGGTATGGCTACCGCAATTATTAATGGAGTTACTGTAGGTGTCGGTAGCACGGTCGTTGGAGATTATGCATATATTAAAAAGTATTCTGGTCTTGACAATTATTCATCTTCTAACCCATTTTCTTCTGATGATACTCTCACATTATCGGCATCAAATTCAGGAACTGGATATTTCTCTGGATTTACGGCAAATGCTGGAAGTACAGTTGGAACATATTATACTGTTTTTTACGATGGATTTGCATCTCCTCCGACAATTTGTGCGACTCGTACAGCAGAAATTGATGCCTTGGCTACTGAAATTAACACCCTTCGATCTCAAATTAATGTTGCTTTGATTGTTAATACAAATACGATCAAAGATAGAAAAACATCTAGTGAAGTATTTGTATGGGGATATAAAAGTCGAGATAAGAAAGTTCGCAATTTCACCTCCAATAACGATACGGTAATGTCTACAATTAGAAACGAGTCCGCATTTCAGTAATTTTTCTCAACCCCCTTGACACGGGGACCGACCTGCCCTATAATATGGGGGTAATCAAATGAATCACCCGATGCCCACCGAAGAAACCCTGACTCGTTGCGTTGTCGATACTCAGGCACGTAAGTTTTATTTGTATTCAAGTGAAGGTAGTGAACGAGTCGTGGATTGTGAAACTGTAGATCAGTTTATGAATGTACTAGAAGTGGTTCGCACTCAAGTAAGCGAGGATTGTTTGGCATACTCTCATCCTTCTTGACCATAAATATCCAAAATGGAAGTTTTCACTGTGGAAGAGTTTCAAGAGAAATTTGACGAACTCATGGAAAGAGTCGAAAATGGAGAAAGTTTAGGTATCGTCAATGAAGACGGGCAGACAGCAGTTATGATGCCCGCAGACGAAGATCTGATACGAATACACACTGAGTTAAACAACGAAGCTCAGTAATATTCTGAGTTTTTTATGCGAGTGAGACTTGGTAGTCAGAGGAGTCTTATAAACTCTTTCCGCCAGATTAGCGGCTTTGACCTGGTTCGAATCCAGGCACTCGTACCTTGCTCGTTTAGCTATCTGGTGAAAGCACCGATCTCATAAATCGGCACAGGTCGGATCGTAACCGACAACGAGCACTTGACCATTCAGACTCTAAGAGTTATAATGGTCTCATACACGCCCGTGTAGCCCAGCGGAAGAGGCAGAAGACTTAAAATCTTCCAAGCGGTGGTTCGAATCCACTCACGGGTATAAAAATAAATATAAGATATGGGAAAATCCCTATGTCTTATCGTATCGATTCCGCATACTGCTGGTACAATAACGGCACTATGATTGTGAAAATGTATTTTATCAATCAGGTTCCTTTTACTTTTGATGAAATGCCTGATGGACATCTATACGATCAAGATCTTTGTAGAGAAGCAGATAAGAATCGCACATTTGAACCCGAAGATCTATATCGAAGTTCTTTCTATTTGATTGATGAAGAAGCACATCCTTGCTTATTTCCGGTTGAGTTAGAGAACCCTGAGGATATGCCAGACGAGATAGAATTTGAGTGTGATGGGGAAGATTTGACTTGATAAATAAAGCATAGAAGTAATAATTGGTGCGGAAAATTGCCATTAAATAAATTAGATAATTTCATCAAGAACACTGAGGGTCGTATTCTTTATGTAAGCCCTAGTGATCTGGATTCTACCGATAGCATCGATAATCAAGGAAATTCTCTTGCCAGACCCTTTAAAACGATTCAGAGAGCACTTATCGAGGCCGCAAGATTTTCATATGTTAAGGGATCAAACAACGATATTACAGAAAAAACAACCATTCTGTTGATGCCTGGTGAGCATACGGTTGATAACAGACCTGGTTATAGAATTTATAATGATGGTGGCACTGCAAAAGTCATTCCTCCAGGAGGATCTCAAGGTGTTTCAAACGAAGAAGCACTCGCTGCGTTGAGCCTCTCCCTCACATCAAACTTTGATCTCACGCAATCCGACAATGACCTCATCAAATTTAATAGTATTAATGGTGGTGTAGTTGTTCCGAGAGGAACTTCAATTGTTGGTCTTGACCTTAGAAAGACTAAAATTCGACCAAAGTACGTTCCTAATCCAACAGATCCTGATGCAGATAACACTGCAATTTTTAGAATCACCGGTGCATGTTACTTCTGGCAATTTTGTATCTTTGATGCTTTAGAGTCTGGTACAGTCTATACAAACTCATCTGACTTTACCGATATTGCTAAACCAACTTTTTCACATCACAAAGTAACGTGTTTTGAATATGCCGATGGTGTGAACGAATATGCTGATACAGGTCTTACCGATCTTGATATGTATTATGCGAAGTTAGGTTATGCGTTTAGTGGAGGTACAAACAGAGAAATTGAGTCTGCAGATAAATACCCCACTGATCCAGATGCATTTGCAAAGCAAAGACCAGAATGGGAAATTGTTGGTGCATTTGATACTGATGACATTTCCATCACTTCAATTAATCTTTCCAGCACTGGAAGTAATTTAGTTACAGTTGTTACCGATGTTCCTCATGAATTCATTGAAGGAACTCCAATTAAGATTAGAAATGTATCTCCAGTTGATTATAACGTTTCGACGAAAGTTCAAACAGTTATTAACAGTACCACATTTACATATTTAATTCCAGGTGCAAGACGAGATCTAGAACTCACTGGAAGCACGGCTGGAGCAAAAGTCACGATTGAAACTGATACTGTATCTGGTGCTTCTCCATATATCTTCAACATTTCCCTACGTTCAATCTGGGGTATGAATGGAATGCACGCCGATGGTAGCAAAGCATCGGGATTCCGTTCAATGGTTGTTGCACAATTTACTGGGGTTTCACTTCAAAAAGACGATCGTGCATTTGTAAAATACTTCCCAGACTCCAGAACTTATGTTGGAAATGATACTAGCAAGGTATCTGGTGCAACTCTTTCGACTCAATCATCATCAACTAGTCCAAATACTGCTTACCACTTGGACTCTGAAGCTATCTATAGAAGAGGATGGGATTCAAGTCACATTAAAGTAAGCAATGATGGATTCATTCAGATTGTATCTGTTTTCGCAATTGGATTCACAAAGCACTTCGATTGTGAAAGTGGTGGTGACCTGAGTATTACAAACTCAAACTCAAACTTTGGACAAATCTCTCTCAATTCAGAAGGATTTAGAAAGCAGGCATTCGCAAAGGATAATAATGCCTTCATTACAAATATCATCACTCCTAGATCAATTGTAGAAACTGAGAAAGAAATTGATTGGATCTCAATTGATGTTGGAGTTACGACTGCTGTTGGTATTTCTAGCCATCTCTATCTATATGGATTTACAACAGAAGATGATGTACCACCAATTCTAACTCAAGGATATCGTGTTGGTGCTAAATTACATGATAAGTTGTTTGTTGAATTAAACAATACAGAATACTCTGCGAGTATTTTGATGTCTGATGGTGTAACAAGCAGCGTCAAAGAATATACTGCAACGATTGCATCGAATAAGTTTACGATTGGTACAAATACCATTGTAAATGGTGAAAAAGTTATTATCATCAGTGACACTGGAGATTTACCAGAAAATATCACGGAACACACAGTTTATTATGCAATTACTTCAACTTCTAATGGAACGAGAACAGACGGTGTAACGTTAACAACTGGAGAAATTCAATTAGCATCTTCAGAATCTGATGCATCTCTTGGAGTTCCAATCACTGCATATCTTGGAAAAAATCTTAGAATTTTAAGTCGAGTATCGGACAAAGAATCTGGTGATGTTGGGCATCCGGTTCAATTTGACTCCACAAATAGTCAGTGGTATATTACATCTACCGCAAATAATCAAATCTACACTCAACTCAACTCTCTTGGTGGTGTTACTATTCTTGGAGATAGAACAGAACCATCTTATATCAAGAGAACTCCAGATTCAAGAAGTTTGGATGAAAAGATCTATAAATTGAGAGTCGTTATTCCAAAAGAACTCACAAATGCCAAGGCACCAGAGCCAGGATTTATTCTTCAAGAATCAAGTACAACTGGTGTCAGAACAGATGGAGACTTTACTCTTGCATCAGTCAGAAATCTCAATACCTCTGACTACAAATATAATCGCAATCCAAGATTTATTGCAAACTGCACGAGATCAGCAGCAGTCAGTGGAGTTTACACCGTAACAATCGTAACGGAAATTCCACATAATCTTCAAGTCGGAGATGATGTTACCATTTATAATGTGAAGGATTCTGTTATTAATCCAAATGGAGAAAATGATCTAGGATATAATGGAACATATTCCGTAAAATCAATTATAAGTGATCTATCATTCACATATGAAATTGAAATTGCTGTTGCAGCATCTGCAACGATGCCAACATCCAAAACCTCAAGTTGGCCAAGATTTGAAAGAACTGATCTAAAATCAAATATTTACATTTATCGTAGTGTACCAATTTCTGAGTATATTGAAGGTCAGCAGGATGGTATCTATCATGTATTTGCACTCAATGCAAGTAACACAATTGAAAATGAATTTACTGATCTATCTTACAGTCAAAATGTTGTTGATTTTTATCCACAACTAGATAGGGATAATATTGATGATAACCCAAGAGCATCTAAATCTTACGCACTTAGATCACCACTTGGAAAAGTTGTAACAAATGATCTCAAGAAAAGTGTTACGAGAGAAACCACTGATAAGTTGCTGACAACACTTGGAGTTGGACTCGGTGTTTCTGCCGTCAGCACTTCATCTGGAGTCTCCACGGTTACATTTGCAAGACAGCATAATCTTGCTGGTATTATAACTGCAACAGTCAGTAATGTTGGTGCCGGATACAACAACGGAACATTCTACAACGTTAAGATTCTACCAGACGGAACGATCACCAGCAATTGGCAAGGTGCAACGGCAACTGTTACCATAAGTAGTGGTCAAGTAAACTCAGTAATCATTACCAATGGAGGATCCGCATATACGGCAGGAACTTATGAACTCGATGAGACTGCAATTGGCAATAATGGAGCAAGTACAGATGTAGCACTCACTGTTACCGCAACTGGTATTTCATCTGCTGTTGGTCAAACTATTCAATTTACGGGTGCTGGCACAACTTCCGATGGATACTATCGTATCGCTAGTATTCTTGGAGCCAATCAGATTTCAATTGCTAAGACTTCTGGAGATCCAGGGATTACAACATCGCAATATGCTGTTATCACTGGGCCAACTATTAGTATTGCATCAACTTCTTACTCATCTGCAACCGGAATTACTACATTCACTTGTACTAGTGCCCATGGATTGGTTGCTGGAAACAAATTTAGAGTTTTAGATTCAAATCATAATAATAAAGGTGACTTCATAGTAAGATCAAGAGTTGGAGTTAATACTTTTACTGCACTCACCAATGGAAATCTTGGTATTGTAACACATATTCTAAAACATGCATTTTCTGCAAATGATGGAATATCAGATCAGTCGCAAGAAAATCTAGCAATAAGGGGAATTTCCCTCTTTGATGAAGAAGTTGCATATGTGGTTAGCTTCACAAATGACTCTCAAATTAGAATTAGCATTCCAAATTCTGGTATTGGAACCGTTCAAAGATTCCCCTATGGATCTTACATTCAGATTGATGAAGAAATTATGAGAGTTGCGAGCAGCACTCTTGGTGGAACAAATAATGATGAAATCACCGTCATTCGTGGTGCTCTTGCAACGAGAAAAGTATCTCATGATAATGGGTCACTGATCAGAAAGATCAAACCAATTCCTATCGAATATCATAGGCCATCAATTATTCGTGCCTCTGGTCATACCTTCGAATACCTTGGTTATGGTCCTGGAAACTACTCTACTGGTCTTCCACAAATTCAAATCAAATCTCTATCAGAAAGAGAGGAGTTTCTTGTTCAATCACAAGAAAGAAAGGGTGGAATTGTTGTTTATACAGGTATGAACAACAGAGGTGATTTCTTTGTTGGAAACCAGAAGAAAACATCTACAACTGGTGAAGAAGTTACTTTTGATACACCAGTTCCAACCGTAACTGGAGAAGATCCGTCGAGATTGAGTGTCGTATTTGATGAAGTTACCGTTAAAGAAAGATTAGTTGTTGAGGGTGGAAACTCCAACACGGTTCTATCGCAATTTGATGGTCCGGTTACTTTCAATAAAGAAATTAACTTCAATGATATTGTTAATTTAAGAGATCCTACAAAGATTGCTGATGATACTCAATCGACTACATCAAAAACTGGATCTCTTACAACCAAGGGTGGTGTTGGAATTGAGAAGAATCTAAATGTCGGTGGAACATTAAGTGTTACTGGAGTTTCAACGTTTACTGCATTGTTGGATGCTAATGGTGGTGCAACAATTAACAATGTTCGTGTTGGTGTTGCTGGTGATAACGAGATTGATACTTCCACTGGGGGTCTCACACTCGATTCTGCGAGTGGAACCACTACAGTTGATGACAATTTAAGTGTAACTGCCAATTTATCAATTGTAGGTGTCGCGACATTTGCAAGTCTTCTAGATGCAAATGCTGGAGCAACTATTGATAATGTTCGAATAGGTATTACTAATGACAATACAATTGATACCTCAACAGGAAATCTAGTAATTGATTCTACGGGTGGAACTACAACGATTGATGACAATCTGATCGTCACTAATACCTTAAGTGTAAATGGAAATACAACTCTTGGAGATGCATCAACTGATACTACAACAGTCAATGGTAATCTTTATGTAACACAAGATATTGTTGCATTCTATACATCTGACCAAAGATTGAAGGATAACATCATACCGATTGATGATCCTCTTGCAAAAGTTCTTTCAATCAGTGGTAATACTTATGATTGGAATGAAAAATCAAACAAATCGGGTCATGATGTCGGTGTAATCGCACAAGAAATTCAATCAGTTCTACCAGAGGCAGTAATTGAACGAGATAATGGTTACCTAGCAGTTGATTATCACAAGATTGTTCCACTTCTTGTTGAAGCAATCAAAGAACTTTCTCATAAGGTAGAAATTCTTGAGCAAAAGTTACAAATAAATAACTAAAAAACATATAAAATGGCAAATTATAGGAAGTCATTTAATTTTAGAAGTGGTGTTCAAGTTGATAACGATAGATTAATCGTAGATGGAAGAGGCAATGTTGGAATCGGAACATCTATTCCCAACAGGGAATTGGATGTTTTTGGCACTACGAGATTAAATGGCTTGCTAGAATCTAGAAACGTAAGTGTTTCTGGAATATCTACATTCTCAAGTGACATAAAAGTTGGATCTGCCATTACAATCGGTGCATCCGGAATTATTAGTGCAATCTCATTCAGAGGTGATGGATCTCAACTGAGTGGAGTTGTTTCAATTGCCACAACTGGATGGATATCGAATGCAGGAACTCTTTCAACATCACTGTTAATTGGTATAGGAACCACAAATCCAGTTTATCAGTTACAGATTGGTGGAAATCCAGAAACTTCTGGTGGAGTTGCAATTACATCAGAAGGAAATGTTTTAGTTAATGGAATATCTACATTTTCATCTTTAGGAGTGACTGGACTCACCACAACTAGAGATCAAAGAGTCACCGGTGTATCCACCATTGCAACTCTAGCAGTTACTGGAATCATCACAACTCAGAATCTTCAGGTTACTGGTGTATCCACATTCCCATCTTTAGGTGTTACTGGTCTTACCACGACTCAAAACCTCCAAGTCACTGGTGTATCTACAGTCACAACGTTAGGAGTGACTGGACTTTCAACAACGAGAAATCATATAGTTACTGGTGTTTCTACGGTTGCAACTTTGGGAGTGACTGGTCTTACCACAACTCAAAACCTTCAAGTCACTGGCGTATCTACACTAGGAATTGTAACGACAAGTCATATTTTCTCTACTGGAATTGTTACTGCAACAACGTTTGTTGGTTCTTTAACAGGCACAGCAAGCACTGCATCAAGTCTTTCTGGAACACCGAATATTAATGTTGGCATATTAACAGCAACAACGGCAAATGCAACTACAGTTTATGTGGTTGGTAATATTGGTATAGGCACCACAAATCCAACCGAAGATCTACAAGTAAGGAGATCTGGAGCATCTGGAATTGAAGTTATCAGTGATACGAGCACTTCATCGATCGCAATCGGTAAGTCCGTAGGTCTTGGAAACAGTAGTGCAGCATTCATTTATGATTCTGGACTCTTAAAAATCAATAATTATGATCTCGGTGGTATTGAATTCAATCTTCATGAAGGAACTGGCACTGGAACAACTGATGGATTTAGAGTTCGATATAATTCCGGTACTCTTCTAGATCTCACATATGCTGGTAAATTAGGTGTCAATGTTTCCAATCCTGACTACAATTTACAAGTCAACGGAACTGCCTATGTTTCTGGAAATACTCAAGTCGTTGGTATTCTGACAATTGGAACGGGAGCATCTAAGATTGTTTTAGATCCGATTGGTGGAGGTAGTATAATTCCTTTCCCATCATCTCAAAACTTTAATACCACTTCGGGACTTAGCACATTTAACAATCTAAAAACAGCTGGTTATGTTGAAGTTGGTCTCGGTGTTACCGCAAAACAAGATTCAATATTTGAAAAGAGAGTTGCGATCAATACCTCCACATTTAGTGTACTTGATCCATCTAGTTCTTATAAGTTAGTTGTTTCTGGAGGTACGAGAGCCGCAGGAGACATTAGTTTTTCCGGAAGACTTGGTATTTCTACAGATGGAATATTTTACTCAGATCCTAGAGTCATTCCAAACGTTGAACCATTCTCAAGTCAAGTTCCTTACTTCAGTTATGGTGACATTCAGATGGTCACCCAAGGTGGAGCAAGTGTTGTAACTCAGAATATCATATTAGTTCCTCAGATTGGTGTTGCAACCGTAGGATTTGGCACGACTAATGGTGGACTCAAACCAGGTGGAAATTTTGATGCAAATAATTATCTGACAACGATTGGTATCAATACTTACTTTGCAAGAGGTATTCTTGACGTTGGAACTGCATCGACAACGATGAACAGTTATTTCATACCACCATCTCTTACACAATCTGAACTTGATATTGTAAGTACCTTATGGGCTACTTCAACAAGAACTGGATACACAACTGCGAGAAGAGTAACTCCAAATGGTGTTCCACCTGGTGCAATTGTTCATAATAGAACAACTAATTCTGTTCAGGTTGGTTATGGAACAAACTCTTTTAGAAATCTAAGTCCTGTAGTTGCGTTTGCAACTATTGATAGTGGATCTATTGTTTCCACTGATGGTTATAATCTTTCATTATCAAACAGTACAACTAATGCCAACTTTACGTTTAGCACTGCTTTACAATCAGCAAATTATACCGTAATGGTATCTTTTGGTAGCACTACAGAATCATACACAGTACCAGAAGTACAAAAAGTAACAACAGGATTCAGAATTACATTCAGTCCTTCTAATGCTTCTACGCAAAGTTATTCTGTAATGATTCTTCAAATCTGATACTTGACAACCTCATAAAAACCCTGTAGACTACCTTTGTCCCGGTTGAAGATGAGAGTATGAGCCACTTTAAGAACCGTCCACTGAGTCGCATCAGGGACGGTTTTGTGCTATAATAGTTTCATACGCAATGAGACCTGTGTTCCAACTCCGACCTCATCAGCAGATTGCCCTTGATGCACTGCGTCAGAATGCCAAGGGTATTTGTGTGTTCCCAACTGGTGGGGGCAAGACCAACGTTGGTATCTTTGATGCGATTCAAGAGTTTCTGAAAGAAACTGCTCAGACTATTGTAATTGTTGCTCCCCGCATTCTTTTGGCAGAGCAACTGTCTTCTGAGTATCTTGAGTTTATCACCAATGCTTCTGTGCTGCACGTTCATAGTGGTGAGACTCATCACTTTAGCAGCACTCGTCCGAACGTGATTCGTACTTGGGTAGAGCAAACTCAAGGTCACAAACTGATCTTCACCACCTACAATTCTCTGCAGCAACTTGCCAAGGCAGAGATTGATGTGAATACGATCTACTTTGATGAGGCACACAACAGCATTCAACGTCACTTCTTTCCTGCCGTAGAGTATTTCTCTCAGGAAGCAGATCGTTGCTATTTCTTCACCGCAACTCCGAAGTATTCTGCCACTGTTGGCAAACCTGGTATGAATGATACCGAAGTCTACGGTAGCATCATCGCCAAGGTTCCTGCACCCGAACTGGTGGAAGGTGGTTATATCATTCCTCCGAAGGTGATTGCCAAGCAACTGCGTCTGTCTGTCAAGGGTGAGGATATTGCTCAACGTGACTGTGAGTATCTGCTGGAAACGATCTCTGATCATCCTGTCAACAAGATTCTGATCTGTGCCAAGGCAACACGTCACATCATCAGTCTGCTGTCTGAAACTAACTTTGCCGAACAACTGGCAGAGGAAGGTTACTCTGTGATGCACATTACTGCCAAGCACGGTGCATTCATCGACGGTCAGAAGGTCAACCGTGAGGTATTCTTTGACACTCTGAATGCTTGGGGTAAGGATGCAGACAAGAAGTTTGTGGTTCTGCACCACAGCATTCTGGCAGAAGGCATCAACATTTCGGCACTTGAGGCAGTGGTGTTCCTGCGTTCTATGGACGTTGTGGGCATCGGTCAGACGGTCGGACGTACTCTGCGTCTGCACCCCTCAGATGCTGCTGGAATCCGTTCAGGTGCCCTTCAGGCAGGTGATCTGGCATCGTACACCAAATCCTATGGTCTGGTGATCTGCCCGACCTTTGACAAGGCATCTGCAGGCACTGCCAAGGCAGTTCAGAACGTGGTGGACATCATCTTCAACAAAGGTGATGTGGCAGTCAGTGTCATTCGTCGGTGACACTTCTTCATATGGTACAGAGGGGTTGACACCCCTCTTTTTTTACCCTATAGTATGGGGGTTGAAAGGCAAATGCTCTTGCTGAAGCACTTTCAATATTGTATCTCGCATGATTTTAAATGAAATTTCAAAAGATTAGTGTGCCTTGTGGCGTACCTGACTTGAATTGGTTCAACGACTTTGAACTTCCTAAGTTCAGAACTGCAAACGTAATTGGACTTGAAATTCGAGATTGTTCTTCTATCATCTACACCAATGCTGGTGGGCAAGAAGTCAACGTTGCTCGATCAACTGGAACGGACTATGTAAACCGTGAAAGGATCAAAAATGCCATTGAAGTGAATGGTATGCAGGTTGATGTTACTCCTCCTATTATTCTTCCTGATGGAACTTCTGTGGATGGTTTTACCCGTGGTGGTGCTCTTAAAGTTCTAGAACAAGAGAAATGGATTTATCTTGTTGTTGATCTGAAATCTGGTTTTTCTATCGAAGATTTGAAAGACGAACTTGGATTGGGATGCAACAATCACTCTCCTTCAAAACCTGCCACTGAAGACGATTTTGAAGTTCGTCTACGAAATTGGATTGCACGGCAAGATTCCCCTCCTACAGTTCAAGAATGTATGAATTGGTGGAACTCTATCCCACACTCTTTCAGTCAAAAGGTAGTGGAAAATCGTTGTAACAAAGTCGTAAACAACATTATGGCTTCGTCAAGTATGGTTTCCTTCAATAAAGAATCTGCAGAAACTCTTGTAAAGAAAATTTTGAAGGATAAACTTCCTGAAAATGCAGAAGTGATTGCGATCAACAATGGCAACAGCACTTATCATAAACGGGCATTCTTTGATGCACTTCAGGCAGTTGCAGAAGGTAAAGATCCTTTTCCAGTTGGATTTCTTCAGAATGTTACTGCAGAAAAGGCATCTGATGAACGTAAGAAACTTGTCAAACAGATCGCAAAATTGAATAAGATGTTTCGGGTTGCTGCCGAGAAGTATAATACGGATCCTACTTTTGAACTTCTTTCAATCGAAGGATTTGTTCCTCAAGCTCTTGGTGCCGAGGATCCTGACAAATTGATTCGATAAAAGCACTTTCATTGATTAGCAATTATTTTAATTTCTGAATCCAAGGAGAAAACCAATGCGTTGCAAAGTTGAACTGTATGTTGCTGGTAAAGTGTTCTATGAGCACGTTGAAGCACGGGACTATCAGGATGCCAAGAGGACTGCTCTGGCACGGAATCCAACTGCCAAGGTGGTCAGTGTGACTGCCGTATGAACATACAAAACGAAACCCTCCTGGACAACGTACCAGGAGACCCCAATGGATATGTGACCAAGGACGGCACATGGGCTGCCGTCCCGTGGGGGAAAAAGTTTGTAATCCTTTACAATGGACAGCAAGTTCATACTGCCAGCACCTATAAGACTGCCAAGTCTTATATTTTAAAGGCAATAAAGGGCAAATCAGTCTCTTCACTCAACAAATTTCTATGACTCAGACATTTAAGGTCACATCTGATGTCCCTTATGATCGACATACCTATGAAATTGTCCTGAAAAATGACAAAAAGGTATTTTTCGACAATTGGACGGATGCTCAGGGGTTCTGGTTCCAGAACTGCCAGATCCCCGATTTTTTAGATGTTATAATCGTCAAAGATAAAAAAAAGGTTAAGACCAAGGGATTTAGTCAATAAATATTTTGAGAATAGGAGAGAGCTATGACTGCTCTGTTTCTTACGACGATCATTACTTGCAATCAGGCAATTGGTATAATCAATCGCATCGAAGCAAAAGAAAATCTATCTAAGCAGATTAAGAATGAACTATCTGAAGAAATAAAAAAAATAATTCCTACCTGCCCAATTATAGTAAAGAGTGATCGAAAATGAATACCCTCTACATCTACTTTATCATATTCTTTTGTGTGGCATATTTGATTATTACCGATCAGTCTGTAGCGAGGGCATTTTATATGCTAACTCAACTGGCAAGAGTACAATATGAGAAGACTAAGTGGTGGATACTTCACAATCCAGCAAACCCTGTAGTAAAATATTTGATCTGGAGAAGGGCATATAAGATTGCTAAAGAATTGCAGAAAGAGTTTGAAAGCAAGTAATGAAAGAGTTTGATTACTCTCTTGATTATAAGAGTCTTGATTTTACAGATCAAAATACAAAAAAACTTTATCGCATTGGTCGCGGAGAACAAGGAGTTCTTCTTGTGAGACCTTACACTGATGACATATGTTGCCACTGGAGGTTTAAAGATGTGGATACTGCTCGTAAATCTGCTGATAAGATATACGAATTGTATTGTGATTACAAACGACAGAAGGATTTCATTGGAATGGATATGTCGCGAAAGTTCCTTGAGATGGGATTCACTCGCGCCAGAAGGTATGCGAATCATAAGAACGGAAAAAAATACGATTCGACTGGTGCCATACTTCCTCAAGAAACAGACGCTCTGGTGTCGATTAAAGCAAAATCTGCGACTATATTTAAAGAAATACGCGACAGGGTTGCTTATGATCCAGAGTATGTTAGAATGAGAAAAGAGTGGAGAGCAATAGAATGACTCTTACAGAAAAAGCAAAAATCTACAAGAACGTATGGTGTTGTGCATTTCAACGACGTTATGCCGCAAAAGTTAAAGGAGATTGGCAATTATATGATAGAGAACATCAGACTTTACTGATGTGTCTTAAAATAGCAAAATGGACTGTATTCGACACTGAAAAGAGGAAAATGGTATGAAACTGTTTCAAGTCGCAAAATGGGGTGTAAGGGAGGATTATGGAAAAGAGTTTTACCTAGCACTCTTTCTTACAGAACGATATTCACTTCTTCAAGTTGAATTTGATATTGGTGAATATAGTAACTGGATGGAATGGCCCTATCTACAAATCTGCATGGGATATGGTCGATTATTTTCACTTCTTTTTACTTTTGGTAAGTTGGGATTTAGTTTTGATATTGCTGGTAGAAACTGGAGAGATGAATTGTTCTATGTCCAAAAAAATGAACTGGATTGAGTATTATTTCGGACACTGCCTTCAAACTGGTTGGAGAGAGATCTGGAATAACTTTAAGATGTGGAGAGATCTCATCAGTGGAAACTATGAGAACTATGCTCTACTGAAAGATGATGACCCTTATGAAGAATGTTATAATTGGTTCTGGACGAGTATTAACCTTGATGAAACTCTTCCAAAAGAGTTTCTTGAGTATCTGATGGAAATGTGTGATAGAATTGATCGTGGAGAAGAGAAACTGATTCCATTAGATGAAGATTTCTTTGAACGAATGAAAGAACTCACTGATGGAATTGATGTAGATTTAGATGAAGAACTGCCCGACGAGGACACTTGACAAACTGGCACATCCACCCCTAGAATGAGTGGAGTTACCCCTATAATGAGTACATCCGAAATAAACCAATGACTTACAAGGCAACTCTCAAAGTTTCTTTTGATTCTGAATGGACTTCCACTAGTTACAGTAGTGGTTTTGATGATACATGTCTTCCAGAAGAGCATTATACTTTTCAGATTCCTGCCGAAGATCTTAATGTCTATCAACTGTTTCGATTCTTTGCGACTGTTGCTCGTGCGATGGGTCACGATGAACTCAACATTATGAAAGGTGGTTGTGGTGTTGCATTTGGTGAAGAGAGAAGTCAAGAAAATATGCGTAAGGTTGCTGATGAGTTTGAACTGACTTTGGGTGAGGACTTGAAAGGTAAGTTTGATGATATGCGACAAGCAGAAGAAGAGTGGGAACGCCTCAAAAAAGGTCCCATGGGAACTGTCCTGACTGATGAGAAAGATGAAGAAACTACCTGATAAAAAAGAACTTGATATTATGTGGACTGTTGCCACCTCAACCAGTATCGAAACTGGCATAAGACCCCACTATGGGTTTGCCAAGATGTTGTATAATGAACTTATGGAGATTCAACCACGGGTGACCCTCAATGCGAAGAGTGACTGTAAAACCGAAGAGCAGTAAAGCAAAGAACCGTCTTGCTAATATGATGGACAACAACGCCATCTGTATTGTAGAGCAAGACAAAGGTGATGGTATGCTGTTTCTCGCATCAGAGAACCAAAAATACTTCTTCTGGGTCAATGTAAGCAACGATTGTCATTGGGAATGTGATTGGGAGGTATTGTGAACTACCTTTGTTTTGTTGATGGTGTGGTAGAATACGGGAGCACAAGTCTCTCTGACTTCACACACTACCAGTTAGTTTATGCTGAAGAACACAAGAATGCTAACGTTCAGTATCTGACTCTGACTGATGAAGAGTATGATGAAATGTTCCCTTATGAGGAGGATGAGGAATGAGTGGTGGACACTTTGGTGACTGTGGTTACGATTACTACAAGGTAGCACAGTTTGCTGATGAACTTGAAGTAGAAATCCAAAACAACAACAAAAAACTGGATGAGTATGAGTATGCTCCCAATTTTTCACCAGAAACTCTCAAGTATCTGAAAGCACAACTCCCTAAACTTCGTAAGATGTCAGAAATTATGAGGCACGTGGACTACTTATACAGTGGAGACCACGGGGAAGATAGTTTTATGGAACGTGTAAAAGAAGTGGAGGCAAAGTATGAAACTCTTTGATTATGAAACCTATGAGGACTATGGAAAAGAATGGTTCTTCCAAGTTCTCTCATCCCCCAAGTTTGCTCTTCTGGATATTACAGTTCAGTGGGACGATTATAGTGGTGATGAGATTTTCCCAGCAATTTCATTGAGTATGGGTTCTCATCATTTGTTTGGGAGTGTTATACGATACAAACGATTTCACTTTGCTTGTTGTATAGTTGATACAAAACCAAGAGACCTTGAATGGTACAGGGGGAAGTATGACTACTAGAGCACTACAAATCTTGGAATGTACGATGGAACTCTCTATGAGACCCAAAAGTAAAGATAGGCAGAAGTTGATTGCCCGTGTAATCAACGAAGTTGCTGATAGGTTATGCACGGATTGTGGAGAACTTGAAGACCCCGTATCTGTTTTGCGTGAAATTGCTGATGAAATTGAGGCACTCTAATGGAAAAGGTAAAATTCACACAAGTCACAAGAACCATTTGTCCTAAAACAGGAACACATTACTTGGATGCCATTGACAGTAATAATCAGCACTGGATGGCAGAAATGCGAAGTGATGTAGAAAAATGGTTAGTTTTCACCCGAGTATGGCACAAAGACGCACAACACCCTTATGACTGACATTTCTAAACTTTCTTTCAAAGAACTTCAACAACTTGAAAAGCAAATTGAAGAACGCAAACAAGTATTGAGTGAATCAAAGGATTGTGTTGAAGGATATAAAATCACCTTCTGTGTGAAGTTTAATCCTGCCACCAACCCATATAGTGACTTGAGAAGTCCAGAAGACTTTGGTGATTACTTGGCAAATGATATTGCTAATGAACTTGTTAATGATTTTGGTCTTCGTCAATCAGATGTGAGTGGTTTTGAGGTAGAATGGATGACTGATGAGTATAAGGTAGAATGGAAAGATTTCTGGGAAGATGGGAATGACTAAAAACTACCGCATCAAAAAAGTAACAGACGGACACTCAACCAGATACTACCCACAACACAAAAGATTTGGATTGTTTTGGTATAATCTATTTGTAGATGAATATAGGGATGGTGATTATTCTACATTTGAAGAAGCACAGTGGCACCTTTGTAACTATTTGAGAGAACCTGTGATTGAGTATCTTGACTTTGATTGTGATTGTGGAGAACCTCAGTGACTGACATCAAACTCTGTAAAGATTGTAAGCACTATAAGAGAGATTGGGGTGCTCGTATTACTGGATTTGGAGACACTTTTGACTTATGCCTTCATCCTCTTGTGACTGAAAATGTTGTGACTGGAAAATCTAATGGTCGTTATTGTGATAGTGTGAGAAAGTATCAAGGATGTGGTATGGAAGGTAAGTATTGGGAGGCACGGAAATGATTGAAGTCCAAAAGCAGTATAAACTCACACTCACAGAAGACCAAGCACGACAACTCCATTTTATGCTAAAATCTAATAA